GTTCATGTTGTTTTCTAACCAAAACGCATAAGTTGAACCTTCAGCCATGCCCGCCGCAGCCGTAAATTCAAACGTCGTTTCCATACGCGACGCGTAAACGGGCGTCGTAGTAATCGTTTCCTTGTCCGTAGTTGTGTTATCTAACGCCACTTGTCGCAAGGTCAAACTTAACGTCCCGCTTGTCGGCGCTGTGTATTCATGTCTTAAAATAACCTTCAGCAATTGACCTGCATTAGGCATGGCTAATTTGTTGCTACGTTGTAACGTAGTGTATTCTGTTTCTGTGTTGCCTACGGGCAAGTACACGTCACGAAGGGCATTATCAAAAAATGACCCAACGACGACACACTTGTTTTTTAACGACGACCCGAAATTGGTTGTCGTAATTTTTTTGCTACTTCCTTCAGCCGAATCAGTCGTGTCACTGACGTCGACAATCATAAGAAGGTCGCCTTTTGCCGCCTCTGTTATTGCGGTTAGGTCGGTTACTTTTTTGTTTGCCATTGCTGTAGGTATTGACTCAACTTCTCAAAGTTTGCCACCTGCGACTTGCGGGGTTTATGGTCGCCAGTTGATAGCCGACAAGAACGCTCGTCGTTGGTTGTCGGGTACTTTGGTTTCGTAGACATTTAGGTTTTGAAAATAGTTACGCGTCGTCGGGTGAATGTCGTCCTCTGTGTTTGTTTGGTACTCAGGGTACAACTCTGTGTGGTGTCTAAGACGTTCAATCAAACGTTCGCGGTAGAACATAGCCATGTCTTCAGCGCGGTCTAAAACAAGTTTAATGTCTGAAATACTAGCGTTACCTCCCTGCTCAGTGTCGGGCAAGGAAATTGTGTTGTTGGCAAATCGTAGGCGCAAACTATATGCAACCTCGACAAAGGCAAATTGAGTCAAGGCAGGCAAGATGTAATCAACCAACAAGGTCTTGTATTGCACATTTTGTTCTTGGTCAATTTCATTGTTTGTTACCAGTTGCTTTAGCTTCTCGTCTAGCTGTGTACCTAGAACGGGCAAAATATGTCTGTCCTGTGCCAGTACAATTTGTGGCTTTAATAGGTCGTCGTCAACACTTGAACCAATTGTAGTGTCACGCTTCAAGCGTGCGGTACTCAAATACATTACGGCCATTACCTTACTTTTTCCATGTTTACATTCAACGACAAATTGTAGTCGTCGGCCATTCTAATTACGTCTTGCCGCAAGTCGTCTTGACCACGCCACCTATTACCCATGTATTGAATGGCAACGGCGCGGTCTGTGCCGCGACCCACTGCCCACACACTGACTTCGTGGTTGCGTAGGTTACGCGCCACTCTGTCGCGGCGCAATCCACGTAGTAAGTAAAGGTCACTAATCATTGCTTGTCAATTGGTGCAATTGCTTCGTCACCTTTTTGTACGACGTACGGGTTGTTACCTACCTTGTCCATCACATCTTCAAACTGACCTGCTACCAAGGCGTCCCATTCGGCTTCGGCCTCTTCGGTGTCGGCAAATTTGTATTCAGGGTCGTAGATAAAAATGTTTCGTTGCCACCCGTGGTAGCAATTCTTACCCCCTGCCCACTCAAAAATATCGTAACTGCTCTGACCCGCCGCCGCGAATTGTCCGTTTTCTCCCGCGTCGCTCATGTCTTGAATGTCCTCAAATCGGTACATGACACCCGAATCACTTAGCCCCATCATTTCTACACAAAAGTCGCGGCTTGCTCCTTTTGGTGTGGCCTTACTAGCTTTGAAGTAAGAATAGCGCACGGCAAACAAATTACCTTGCGGGCTTACAATATCGCCGTACTCTGAAAAACTTTCAATATCGCTGTATGACTCAAGGTTGAACTGCCTGTAGTTGTGCAGTCGCTTGTCTACAGACGTGTCTGTTACTACCTCGGTCTTGACCAGTGTGAACATTTCCATAGGTAGCGGGGCGTTCTTGTCTGACAAATGTGACAACCACGCTTTGCCGTCTTTTTCGCTAATGCGCTTGGGTTTGCTCAATTGCGTTTCGTCCTCTACCTCTGTCGTTTGTTGTTCTTCTTCGGCCACCTCTTCTTCTACAATTCCAATTGCATCGACGCCTTGAATAAACAATGCTTCAGCAACTTCAGGTGTAAACTGCAACATCTGTACCAAGAATACTTTGGCCTGCTCCTCGGTAATAATGCCTTCTTGTACCTTGACCAACACTTCGACGGCACTTGCAATCTGTGCGCCGTTATAGCTTGCCTCTTTGTCTGCGGTTGTCGCATCGCTGCGCACATCCTCAAAGGCCAAAAATGACGCGGGTTGCAACTTGTCAAAGTGCAGGTCTAGCGTCACACCCATAGCCGACAACATAGGGCGCAGCCCCTTAATAAAGGTTTCTTGCATAGGACGTACGACAAGGTTGTGAAACAACTCGTACGACTCTTTCATTTCGTCGGCGTTGTTTCCAAACCCTCCGCCTTCACCACGCAATCCAAACAATAGAGGACTAGTTACGCGGTGTCCTGACAACACCTGCGTCACAATCTGTTCGCTATAAAACGCGTATGTCTTTTGTGGGTCGCTAGGTTGAAACGCCTCAAAGGTTGGTGCGTCGTCGCCGCTATCGCTGTATGTAATCAGAAACTTGCCTGCGTTACTTGCGCTACCAAACTTGTCATAGATAAGACGCTCTAACTTTTGGCGCTCTTCGTCAGACGGAACGCCCGAACGGAAGTTGATAACCATGCTAGGAAACAACCCGTTCTCTAAACTGCTGCTGTGAAACTCGGCAATCTGTCGGTCTGCGTCAATCCAACTTAGCGCACCAATGTAGTCGGGCAACCCATAGTAAAACGACTGCGGGTTGTACATCTTAATTTGTACAATAGTGCTTGCCGCTGTGCGGTCAGTGGTACTAAATGCGGGTATCGGTTGCGGCGGGTTTTGTCCTACGGACGTCCAGTCGGCGCTGTAGTAATATGTATTTACCTCGTCGTTGTCGTCGGCTTTACCTGCTCTTACATTGGCGGCGGGTACGTGGTGTACCTCGACAATCTGTGTTCTATCCTTACTCCAAACTGGGTTCAAGAAACATTGCCCGTACAACTTCAAATCGTACGCCGCACGCTTCAAACACGTTTCGTCACCAAAGACTTGTTTGACACGTAGCCATTGTTCAATATGTTTGTCTTTGTGTGTAGCTTCAAGGCCATGCCCGTAAATCATATCGGCTACTCCCTTGACAATTGCGTTGTGCATACCACTGCCCAACATTAAACTTTCAAGGTACAGAAACCACATATTGTCTTCGCCCGCGTCTATCCATTCGTGGCGGTTGCTTTCTTCAAATACGGGCGACGGCGTAGTGCCGTAAGGCATAACGCTCAGGTTTAACTTATCCATTGTACACTACGTCAGGTGAAGGGTTAGTGGTATAGGTATTGTAAGGTTTCGGCTCAAACGCATTTTTGCCGTCGTATCGAAGGTACATTAAATGTCTTGCCTTATCCGTTGTCCCCTGTTTAATGTCTACCCTGTACATACCTATTTCTAAATTTCTTAAATCTAGGTTAAACGACACGGCGCGGTCATTGACCTTTACATTTGTGCCGTTTTGCGTCGTCGATTCTTTCGTTTGCAGATTTACCATTTCGGCAGTAATAGCCGTTTCACTATCGTATTCTGCAATGTGTACCTGAATGGTTGCCGCAGTAGTGCCGTGAATGAATTGTAACATCTATCTAACAATATAAGTATGACCACAAAAAAGGGGGCACGCAGCCCCCTTTCTTATATCTACTAATTCGATTATTCAGTAATCGTAATTTCGGTGTCCTCGAAGTTTTGGAACGGCGCAGCGGCAGGCGACGCGGGTGTGCCTCCAATCATGTCGTAGAACGCGATTGATTCGCGGCCTGTAAACACAATCTGCATACCATTCTTATCGCCCATAGCTTGCCCTGTGCTGATTGTACCTGACGTCACGTCCATGCCGTTCTTGCCTCCCAACAACAACAAGTTACCTTGGTTGTCTTCAACAACAATTTGTGGACGGCCATAGGCCAAAAGACGCAGGGTGTTTGCGTCGGTGTTCGTCAACTTAATGAAATCGACCGTGAGAACTTGCTCAAAGTAAGTAGTACCTGTCGTCGGGTCTGACGTCACGTTAATGTCCAAACTAGCCATTTCGCGTCGCAACTGGAAGTAGTACAAACCAAAAGCGGTCTGTGTTGTCCCATCCGTTCCGTACGCTGAAATTGCTGTAATTTCATTATCTGCGTTAATAGTGGTGTTTGTGTTGTTGTACCACTCGTCGTAGTTGTGAATGTAGATACCCTTAATACCACCCGTAGCGTCTTTGCACGAAGTGCCCCGACCCGATGTAATATCGCAACTCATGTCTTTACGGGTTTAAGTATTACGCAGGTGTCCAAGTGCCACCAATAACTACGTCTGCGGCAATGCCTGAAGCACAACCCAAACCAAACTGCATGACCACACGCACGTTATCGCTGCCGTCGTACTGGTAAACTGGAATGTATTGTGCATCAATCAGGTCTGTCATAAGGTTAGAACCAACGACCAAGTTCTCAGTCTGTGCCAACACAATAGCGTCGTCAAACATACCTGGGCACTCAGCAATTGCAATCCCGAGGAAGTTCAATTGACCGAACGCTTGGTTGGTAACCTGTGCGTTGTAACCTGTTCCAACTGAGTCGCCTGAAGTCAAGGCAGAACCACCCGCTGTTGCCAATGCTTGGCGGTACAACGCGGCTGTCTTAGAAGATACAAAGAACTTCAGGTCGGGCTTGGCCAAAATTCCAGACTTATCGGCAGCGGCTTTTTGGTACACTTCGCCAAATGACGCAATAACGTTAGTTGCGCTCAATGACGCAGCGGTAAACTCTGTGTAGGTTGCCCCTGCGCACGCTGAATTAGACAATCCGTCTTCGTCAAATGTTCCGTCGTTAGACAAGAAACCTTTAGTGAAGACTGACCCGCCTTTCCAAATCAGGTTCTCAACGCTTTCGGCTGTCTTAGCTGCGGTTTGTTCCATAACGAAGGCGCGGAACTCAGGCGTGCCCCAATCGCTTGTAGCGCGTGAACCACGCTGCGACACCCATGAAGGGAGCAACGTACCACGGCACAACTCCTCGTTGACTTTAAGGTCAGTCAAAGTCAACACAGACTCGTTCAGGGTAACGCTATTGCCGTCTTGGAACGCGCAGTTTGCGCCCTGAATAATGTCGTCTGCAATAGACGTCGTTTGAATGACGGCCTTGTTTGTAATTCCGTCCAATGTGCGGACGTAGTTCTTAGCAATTGTATCGCCCGACTTAACGGCAGGCGCGACAAATGGCAACACCAAATCACCTGCATAAGTAGGTGCATTCGGCGTACCAAAATTTGGATTCGCAAACGCCCGACGACGTGTGCGGTTTAGTGACCTGTAGCGGTTCATTTCATCAATTTATTTACCATGTTAGAAACGCGCTCCTTTACGCTGTTGCCTTCGGCTTGCAGCGCACCCGTAGCGACTGGGGCGTTTTTGTGTGGGTTAGCACTCAACTTTTGTGCAGCGGGCGCAGAACCCAACTCTTCAAGTTGCTTACGCATCAACGCAATCTGACGGCGCTGACGTGCAATAGTGTTGCGTTCACGGCTCATTTCCGTACGTTCCGTGCGACCACGGCGTGCTGCCCGACGCTTGCGGAACTCCGCGCGGTCTTCGCGTGACATACGGCTGTAGCGCGAACGACGTCCGCGACCCATGCGTGACTTGCGTTGGCGTGACGCCTCCACCTCTGTAGCTTCGGCAGGTGCTTCGGCAGGTGCTGCCTCTACCAAATCCATAGCCATTTGGTGTACGGCCTCGGCTTGTTCTGCGTTGAGTCCCATTGCGGTCAACGCCTCGACCAATGCAGTTGCAGGGTCGGCGGCAGGCGCTGCTTCCGCAGGCGCTGCTTCTTCTTCAAACTTCCTTTTGAACATTTGTTTGTTATTAAAAATTAGATGCCCTGTTTTATAGGGCTTCGTTTATTCATCAATACCCATCAAAAATTGAAGGGTCGTCTTTGACAATTACGTCGTTTAGTTTATCGGCCAATGGATGCCCCCATTCTTCAAGAATCAAACACCCGACAATGGATGCCCCGTAAATGTCCCAACGCAAGTCTTCCGCAATTGCCTTAGCGTACTTGTAGGTATCATATCCGCCGTTGTAATATGGCTCTAAAACTTTGGCTGCGACGTTGTAATTCACGTCCTCGAACAAGTCAAAAACCATGTCAATAGCCATTTGGTCGCTTGTCATTTCGTCCGCGTATTCGTTGGCTAATCCAACTTCAGCACGTGAAGCAATGTCTGTAATTTTTCTCATTTCACCCTAACGTTATTGTACCCGTAAATTTCATACAATTCGCCAAGCAAGTCGTCTAGTTCATACTCGTCAAGTGGGTACGTTGTAATCTGTACGTTGTATTTGTTTGTGTACTTGTATCGGTCAACATAGGTGTCTAAACCTGCGTTGTCAATGTCGCTCTTGACGTCCGTTAGGTCGTCGTGCTCCACAATAATAAATTCAATTCGTGCCATTTTATCTGCTTGCGTCCCGCACTTCGATAACGTCAAACCCTGCGCGAATAAGTGCCGCGTCAATTTCGTCTACGTCAGTCCAGTTCATGTTTTCCAAGTAAAGCCAAACGTCATTGAAATACTCTTCGGTGTAAAACGACCCACGCATTCCAATCGTGTTGTCTACTACGTCTTCAACGTCAACCCAATTTGCGTCGGCTACTACAATGATTGCGGTGGTAATTGCCATAACGTTGTGGTTTAGATGTAACGTTCTCCAAAGGTTTGTTGCAACATATCAAACAATTTGTTGGTCGCGTAGCTAGACAATGCGTCAAGTTCGTTGCTACTTGCGTCGTCCAACATTTCCTTCAATTCGTGGATGTATTCGACGTACAACAAGTCGTCGGCAAACGAAACGTCATAACCCAAGTCGTCGCCGTTTTGTGCGGCTCGCTCAATTTCTTTCTGCAGTTCCTTTAATGTGTACATTGTGTGGTTTTAATAATTACTTGAGTCCCAACGTAGATACTCTTCGTCTAGCCAAGCCAAGACTTCATCAATCAAATCCTGCTCGCTGCCGTCCAAATAATCTGCCGCCTCAAATAGAAGGTCTGTCGCTTTCTCATACCCATCCCACCCGCGATTGTTCAAAATTTGGTAGGCGGTAATGACCGCAAAGTAGGCGTCACCATTAGGCAATTCGTCTGCGATTGTTTCCAACCCATCAAATCCCTCTCGATTTAGAATATCCATTGCTTGTCTGCCGTTCATAACGTTGTGGTTTAGATAGGTGTGTACTCTACAATAATTTGAAAGCTATACTCTCCCATTCCTAGTTCAGTATCGAAAATATCCAGAATGTAACCCACGTTGTCGCGTATTACGTCCTTAATGTCTTCGGGGTCTGCGGGTTCAATGCCCTTGTTCTCAATGTAGCACTCTGCAAGCATTGACCTTTCGTCAAGGTAAAAGTCGAAAAAGTATGCCCCGCCACTGAAGTTGCGGTCAAGTTCCTTACACGCTGACGTTAGGTCTTGTTCTAATTCTTTGCCGTTGTAATATCCCATATCGTTGTGGTTTACAATAAGGTAAATATGAAGTCCACATATCCGTCGCCCGTTGACGCGTGAATTATATCTGCTCCCAAGTCATCCGCAAGGTCTTGCGCATAAAAAAGAACGTCCTCCTCATCGCCACGCACAACACTTGTTCGCACCTCCACATCTACGTCGCTGTCAACAACCAAGTCGTCATATCCAAGAATTGAAGGGTGTTCTTGGTACGCGTCAAAGAAACGCTTTTGAACGGGGTTTAATGCCCCGTACTCTCTGCTACCATATCCATACATATCGTTGTGGTTTATAGAATTGTCGCTTCGTATTCACCCTGCATATCAATTGCGTCGGCAACCTCAAACAATAGGTCTTCATACTTCATCCAGTCGTCGCTGTCTGCGCTAACCTGAATTTCGATAAGGTCGCCGAAATTGTCAAAGTCGTAATTCTTGTCGGCCTCTTGCATAGACACACCCACTTCGCTAAACGCGTCATACACGACGTCGGTCATATCAATAATGCGGCCACCTGCTACTTCTAAAATCATGTCTTAATGGTCTGTAATGTCAATGAAAATATCGTTGCCGTCCAACATAACATGAGGAACTAGATAACTAAATTCTCCAAGGTATTCCTCTAGCACAACTGACAACTCACTCATGAAATCGTCAAGGCGTCGTGGATGATAAGCTACTGGTTCGTTATTGTGCAAGATGCCGTAATCCTCAATAACCACGGACGTGTACCTACCACGCGAATCATAATCGACCCTTCCGTCAATGTGGTACAAGTCCATTACGTCTGACACCAACGACATAATGTATTTAATTTGGGTCGTATTCATATCGTCGTGGTTTAGCTGTATTGTTCCAGTGTTCCAATAGCAAGCAACAACTGGTCGATGTAGACTTGCATATTTCTGTCGGCGTTATCGTACGCCTCTGACAAATAGTCGCGTGCCTTATCTAGGTCGCCGCGCTCTGACGCTTTGCTTGCGTCCATCATTGGGTCGTAAACAGACGACACCAACTCAGGGTCAACGTTCAACGCAATTTCGCTAATGGCTTCAGCCAGTCCTTCGCCGTTTTCACCCCACGCGTCAAGGTTGTCATCAATAATGTTTTGTGCTTGTCTTTGTGCGCTCATGCTTTGTTGTTTTACTGCGCTCAATGTAGCACTTTTACGCTGTTTAGCCATACTCTTTGCGTATCTGTTTTTCAACAACGCCTTGTAGTAATTGACTTTCATAGCGTCCAACTCTACTGGTTCGGCCTCTGTTACCTCCTCTTCCTTCTCTTCAATTGCCTTTACTTCCCCGTCGTATTCTACCAATACCCCGTCGTACACTTCCAGTTCTACGCCCGCCTCAGTTTGGTATGTGCCGCTATCAATGCTTGTAGGTTCACCTTGTTCGTTCAATGTGTACACCTCGCACCCCGCGCTAAACTCTTCGCTTTCTGTTACAAGCACATCGCCGTTAGTCAAAGTCGCTTCAGCGTAGAAGTTGCGGCCAGTGACTTTGTTGTATAGCGTTTGCCAAAACGTCGGCTTCTTAGGTTGCGCCTTACTTAGCTTTTCTAGCTTGTCCAAGAAATAACCTTCAATGCTTAGGCCGCGTACATCGCCCGACTTAATCTGTTGCCATACTTCGTCGTTGTCAACTTTCGCGCGTACCATCCATGTGCCTTCGTTCAAATCGTTAAACCCATACAAGTTGGCTTTGTCCATCTTTGGGTCTTGGACAATCCACGACTCTACAACGCTGACACCCTCGACGGGTTCGGCGTGTTCGTATGTGTGGTTCAAATTGCGTTGCGACTTCATGTACAATTCGCTCGCCAGTTTACACGTTTCCTTGCTGAAGTAAACGTCGTATTCTTCGTTATTGGCTTCGTCGTAACGTACAATCTTAAAGTCAGGGACAAGTGCAGGTGCAATCAATGTGCGCTGCTCTTCATCAACTTGCGCTAATTGTACTACCCGCGACTTGCCTTGTTCCTTATTAAAGGCGACCCAATTGACTTCAATTGCAGGTTCTTTGACCAACGAAATTGCTTCGACACCAAATGCGCCTTCGGCTTCGTCAATTAACAACTCAATCAGTTTGCGGCTCATCACTATTCAATATAATCTGTTTACAAACTTGCGTTCTGTACAATGTTTCCGTAATCGCTTTCTTGCCCCTGTACATCGGACAAAACAACGTATGACCTAAACGACGTGGACTGACCACTTCCGCCTGTAAACTCATTACTAAAGTCTTCAGCTAAGTTAGGGTCTAGTACATTCTGCGGCGGCCTTGACCCGCCACCCCCGCCGCCTGCGCTTGGCGAAGGTATGTTGGCGGCTTTCGCTTCGTTCATAATGCTTTTGATTTGGGCAAACCCTGCGACTACTGCCCCAACCATAGTTGCAATATATATAGGCAAAGTAATTGGCGCGGCGGCAGTGGTGGCTGCGGCGGCTGCTGTCGCCCCTTGAATAGCGTTAGCCAAGGCCATACCCTGCTGTAGCAACACCTGCGTTATTGCCAACCTGCGTTCACGTACTGCCGCCTCTTCCTGAATGCGTGCAATTTCTTCGTCTGACGCACCACGTAGTTTTGCGTCAATAATGGCTGACTCCGTTTGCGCATCGCGCAAGTCTTGCAAACTATTTAGCGCATTACTAGTTGACGCCACAAAGTCTTGCACGGCGTCAAACTTTTGTTGCTGTATCGCTTTGTGGTCTGCCGCTTCTTTGTTGTCAATTTGCGCACGTTCGGCTGCACCCTGCGCGGCAATAGCCGTTAGGGTGTCTTGGTATTCGCGCTCAATTTGTTCTTGACTTTCGCCTGTTTGGTCTGCCAGTTCGATACGCTTATCCCGCGCTTCCTGCGCGATTTTGGTGCGCTCGTCAAATGCTGCCTGCACCTCGTCGCGCATACGCTCGTACTGCGCTGTGCGTTCGTCCATAGACAACAACTCCAATTCGCGTTCTAGTTCCGCGTATTCTTGCAGTTGCCGTGCCGCGCTTTCACGCGTTTGTTTTTGTAGGTCGTCTAGTTCACGCTGACGCTGTGCTTCTAATTCTATGGTATCGCGTCCGTACTCTTCGGCTAACGCTACCAATTTGTCATAGCGTTCGTTGACTGCATAAACCTGTTGCTCTTCACGCGTGCGCAATGCCTCGTCTAGCTTGGCCTGTTCGTTGGCAACACGTTCTTGAAGTCTTTTGTCTATTTGGTCTTCTAGCTGTTCGAGTTCAACGGCTTGTTTCTGCAACAACTTTGTGTACTCCTCGGCGCTCAACTGCGCTTCTTGCGCGTCGTTTCGTTCGCGTTCTTGTTTGCGTTCGAGGCGCAGTATTTGTCGCTCCTCTTCGGTCTTACCTACCTCTTCTAGGAAGTCTGCCGTTTCTTGTTCAATCTTTTCGCGGGCATCGGCGCGACGTTTTGCCGCTTGTTCGGCAGCACGACTCGCAGATTCTGCCTCTGTTTTTTCTTTACGTCTTTCGTCCGCTGTTTGTTTAGCTTGTTCTTGAAGGTCTTTGTATGCCTTCGTTTGTTCCGCTAGTACGGCTACCTGCGCTTCTAACTCCTCTTTAAGGTCTTTGTTCTGTTGTAGGCGTTCGACCTGCGCGGCGGCGATTTGTTTAGGTGTACGAAACGCTGTCATTAACCCCGTCTGCAAATCCGTTAAGTCGTCGGTCAACGTCATGCTGTCCTCCATTACGGCGTTGCGCAATTCTTGCACCTTAATTTCCGCTTGTTCCGCCTGTTGTTTTGCCTCCAGTGCGGCCTGCGCTTGTTTCAATTGCTCTTCGCGGCTTGCCTCTGTGTCAATGACGTTGCCCAAACTGCGGTTCAAAACGTCAACCGCGTTAGCTACTGACTGCTCTGTACTTGCTTGGTTTTGCAGTATCGCAATGTAACTTTCTGTTTCTGTGTTAAGTTGAACGTACGCCTGTTTTTGACTTTCCGCTATCTTCTCATTACGGCGCTGTTCTTCACTGCTCAATCCAATTGCGTCGCTAACCGCGTCCCAATTAGCTACTAGTTCTTCCAAGGCAATAATCAGTAGGCCAATACCAATGCTTGCCCACGCCGCTTTCAATGCCTTGAAACTTTTTGACACGCGTTGTACGCCACGTTCTGTACTCTTAAACGTGCGCAAAACACCTTGTAGGTTACGCGGCAAAATGCCTGTAAACAAGTCGGCTAACCCTTTCCAGTCTTTGGTCGGTTTTTTTGCTGCACGACTTGCAGTTTCTTGCGTCTTCTCCAAAGATTTACCAAAGTCGTCGAGCGACTTACGCGCCTCTTTGCTTTCGACCTTTAGCTGTACAATTAGTTCTTCAGCCATATTTCATCAACATTTTCACCTTATCCCACAAACGTGTATTCAAGTCATAGTACCCGTACCAATACTTGTACACCTTCCGCTTCTTATTAAACTTACCATGTTGGCCTATCTGTATCATTTGCGGCAATGACGCGCCAACGTCTTCTATTAGCTGTTTCATCCTAGTAGTAAGTAATCGTCTTGTATCAATATGTATGATTCGTCTTGCATAGCCATTGCCTTAACCGCACTCGTTTGTGTTTGGTCAATTACTCTAACCTCGGCTGTCACTTGAATTGTCCAGTCGCCAGTAATGCCCCCGCAATAAAAACGCACGTAGTTTTTGTCGTCAACTACTGCCGCCTCAACGCCAAAACTTAGAGGCGAAGTATCGCCAATGCGTGACGTTACGTCGTCTGCACCCGCCTTACTAGTCACAAAATCTATGCTGCGAATTACACCTGTCCACGTGCCAAACTCTACGTCGCCTTTGTTTGCGTCTGTTGTGTCTGTCGCTATGTACTCAACATTAAACCCTACGTTGACATTGGGCGGCAAAAGAAAGTGGTCAATGTTGTCTGAAGACTTGCCGTAGCTATACGTGCCCCCCGTGACGCTTGACGTTTCTAATTGAAAAGTAATGATTTGCGTGTTGTCGCTGTCGTCGACGCCGTACACGACTTGTCCCGCGCCAAAGTTCATGTACCCTAATGTGTCCTTCGACACCATGCCACCTTGGTTTTTCATGCCGCGAAACAACGCCGAATCACATTGTGCGCCAGTGTTGCACCTGCCCGTGTCTTCGTCCCACGTCCATGTGCCGCCGCCGTAGTAAAAACAACAACCATAGTTGCCCGCCAGTGACAACCCCTGACTATCAATAAATGTGACAAGGCCGTCGCATGACACCTCAATGTTTTGTACATCGAGCGTACACGTGCCTAATGCCTGTTCTACGTTCCCTGCATACACAAACTTTCTTAGTTGTGCCTTGCAGTTTCTGCGCTGTCCAACGTAGTATTCACGAATAGCGTCAATGTAGTATAGCTGTGTGTCAATGCGTATGACGTCGCTATAGCTTAGGTTACTAACGTCGGCTACATCCAAACGCACTTCGCACTCGACAACCCTTTGTTCTGTGTTGTATTTATCCCGCAACTCTCGGCCATACGCGGCCACTCGCAACCCCTGCCGCGTGGCATGGTCAACCCCATCCATTGAACCCATTTGATTGAAATACAATGTGCGGTTGCCGTACCATGCCTGCGGTATTGACGTGTATTTAATGCTTGCCTGTGCAAGTTGTGTCGTGTCGTTTGCGTTGTCGTACAATATCAGGTTGTCCTGAACGCCTAGATAGTAACTTTCTTGCTGTTCACCCCTGTACAATAAGGTAGGCACGTGGCCGCGTGGTGACGCGTCGTAACTACTTTCCTGTTGGTGTGCGTACAGAAAAATAGGTTTTTCACTTTGGTTAATGCCGTCGGCGTAAAAGTGGTTGTACGTGTTTACGCTGTCAGGCAATCGCCTAAAACGTGGACACGCAAAGTATTCACCTATCGTTTCGTCACCCTTAGCGTACGGCAAGGTGCTGCGAAATATCGCCCTGTCAAACGCTCCATACGTTTCGTTCCACCACTGCGTCGCGTACTCCTCACCCTCGGCACTTTGAAAAGTAATTTGTCTGTGCAGGTTATCGCCGTTGCCGCGCACAACAAAGGGCTTGCTGCGGTCTACCTTAGTTGACCAATCCTTAGCTGACGAAGGGTCGTCATTAAACAACTTCGCCCGTTCCAACAAACTCACTTCTTTTGTGTAGAAGTTCACATCTAGCGCCAGATTAAAACGGGTCATTAACGCCTCAAACCATTCGCCGACTTTTTCCTGACCAATACTTTGTGGAACGGCTAGGTAATCCGTATCGGCAATGTAGCTGTTAAGCGTAACAGCAAAGTCGTTGCTTTCAATTACAATTGGATTAGCTGCCGCCACGCCCTCCCAATGAAATTTGAAAACAATGTATTGACCTACACTTGCGGTGACAATTGTCGTGACTTCGTTGTTGTATTCCGACGTTCCTGAACTTTGGCCTGAACTAATACTAACCCATTGTATCGGCGTTTCAATTCCCTCTGAAAAGTTTAGGGCAGATACTCCTGTTTTGTGTAAGTCTGGTGTTGTGCCTTTTGTGTATCGCCAACGAATGGTAAACACGTACGTGCCAGTGTTGGGCGCTTCAAACCCTAATTGGGTAAATAAATTGTCAGGGTCGTACGTCGGTGTCGTAGCCGTATACGCCTCGATATTAAACCAATTTTCATATATCGACGTGCTTGTCGTCGTACTAGAACCATAAATTGAATAGATAACGTTGGTCGAAGTTCCCGTGCCCGTGTCCGTGACTTGTCCCTGTATTGATAACAATTGACTGCCTACCACCTGTGCCCCGTAGTAAGGTCTGTATGTTTGATTCTCAGGGTCAGTCAGGTAATACATTTTGTCGAAACGCGGCGTGTCCCCGCTTGTAGCCATAGCCCCTGCGGTCATGTTTAGTTCATACCCTGCGTACTGCATAACTACCTGCAACAAATAACTGACCTGCAAGGCGGGTACATGACTGCGTGCCGTCCATCGCCGCGAACCTGTCTGACTATTTGTTACAAAACCTTGCGTCAAAACATACGGGCTATAGCTTGCGCCTTCGGGCACGTCTTGATATGTGTCTTGTATTGGATACCACACAACATCTTCACCAACTTCGCCGTCCGTAATATCATACAAGGCAGGCGCAACGTCTGACCCGTGGTTGCTGCGCTTTACATTTTCGGCGGTCTTGCGGTGGTTTAGCGCCTGCGATATTGTGCCGTCAGGGTTTGTAAACACATCGACCCACGACGCGCTGCGCAACTTGCCGTAAATGTCTATAGTCGCTCCGTATATGACGCACTTGTATTTTCTTGCTTGTAAATCGGCTGACGTCACTTGCAAAACGCCTGCCAACACGCGCTCTCCGTTGTGAAAAACTACTACGTCCTCGGTTGTGTTGGCGTTGCCTGTGCTACCAATTTCACGAAAACGCATAAGCCGTTTGTCGTTGGTGTCGGTAAAGGGTAGGTCAAACGTTAGGGTGTGCGGCGCTTTACTGCGCCCTACCTCAGTCATGTCGGCCAACTCAAAGTTTAGCGACAAAGACAAGTCATTGACGTCAAGGTAGTAGAAGTCGCTATGCGGGTATGGTTTTGAAGCCGTCGGTTTCAGTAGTTCGACAATAGCAATTTGCAACATTACGCAAGCGGTGTAGGTTGGTTACTATACTCGATATTGAACTTGTATTCAATGACCTTTTCTGTTTCCTTGTACATGAAACTAAACGACGTGTCAGTAATAATTACTGGGTAAAACGCTGCTTCGTGGTCTGTGCCATTGCCCTTGAACCTTGTTGCTAAAACTTCGCGGCTGACTAACATCTGTTCTACCAGTGTGTTTAGGTTCTCGTCAATGTGTCCAGTAGCTACCCGTAGCTTACGACTAACATTGGTTGCCGCGCTAACTCGACTGCGCTTTAGTGGGTCGTCCAACACTAACGCACTGGTAGCGTTAGCCGTGTTGTAATTGCCTGTGGTTTTGTTGTAGGTGTTGCGCGTCATTTCCATAGACTGCTCGACGTAGGCAAAACAACTCAGGTAGTCATATCCGCCTAGCTTGTTCAAAAACTTCAATTGTATTGGTGTCGTGCACCCATCAATGTTGTTGCTTGACGCACGCAACAACCGCACGTATGACGCGCCTTCAGGGTTTTGAAGCCCGTCTTCGGCATAGATTCTAATTTCTGTCCACGACCCGCTTGTAATCAAACCCCTTAGCGTGCTGCCGTAGAAATAGTTGCCGCCGCTATCTTTTAGGTTGGCAATGTCCCATGCCCCGCACGGCAACTCACGCACTACCTCGCCGTCGTTCTGTGTGCCAAAACCACTATACGCAACGTCTTGCAACGTAATACTAAACGTTTCTGAAATTGCGAACGCCGCAACGACTAACACATTTATGCGGTCTAGCGACACGTCAAATTCAGAACCTGCCGTGTTGTTTGTCGCCAAAAATGAAACGCTGTACCTATCGTTGTCTGATATGTATGCTACCTGTGTCGGCGTGTTCAGAAAAATGTTGAAGGGCAAAGTTGGTCGCATGGTCAGGAACTTACCCGACGTGCCGTTAATAACATAGTCGTTCCAAGGGCTGTCGGCGCTACCAGTAAACTCATTCAATAAACTACCTGCAATGACGTAATGGTATGAACAAGTTTCTATTGTATCGCTGCCGTTGTCCGTTGTGCCCCAACATAGTTTGACCTTAAACTGGTTGTTTGCCGTCGGCGCTTTGTTCGCGCTATCCCATGTCGTTTCGTATTCGTCGCTGTTCAATAACGACTGCTCAAGGTAAACACATCCCGACAACACGTTGCGCAGATTGAACACCCCAAACCCTTCGGCGTTAGGAAACGAACGAATGGTAGTAACTAAATGCTCCTCGAAGTTATCGCTGCGGTCATAGCGGTAAACCTTTACGAAGTATGACGGGTTGGTCATAGTACCTAACGACGACTCAAACGCACGAACGGGTTGGTTGTCGTATGCCCACAAAACTACCTTGTCAGGTTCGCGTATATCGTATAGTGTGAAGGCCATTAATTACTTAGGTTAAAGTTGACTTTAATGTTGTTGACTTTGCGTTGCAGCACATTGCCAATCGCTGCGCTAATGTCTTTGGCGTATGCGTTTTCTAGAAGTTTCTTGTAGCGTGTAAATTGCGCTTGAATAGTAGGCATTAAAAAGGGCGTTGGAGCAATACCATGCAGGTAAACGTTGCGGCTAATAACATAGGCCATGCCGTCGTACGACATAAACCGACCTGTCTTTTTATCGTTCCACTGGGCTACGGGCTTGTCTACAATCCACTGCCTAATGCCCCTACGCAGCCCGCCCACCTCGCCGCTACCTGTGCCAAACTGAAACGGGCTGTCAGGCGCTTTGTTGCTTGTCAGTGCCCCACGCACGCCTTTCTCCACAAATACCCAATACGGCGCATTTTCCATAGGCCACGTAACTACGGCGTTGCCTTGGTCGTCAACGGACACCTCATGTTCAATGCTATCGCTTAGGTTGCCCGTGCTGTTTTTGCCTGCCTTGTCCAGTATTGCCCGCGCCGTTCTAGACACAAACGCCCCATAGCTATTCAGTGTTTGGTAAACCTTGTTTAGCTTGACACGCTCGTCGCGTCCTAAAATGCTCACCTTTAATTCTAAAATCATTCAAAAGGTGCTTCGCATAGGTTCAGTGGTGCGGGTACATGAATTGTAAACGTAGCCGACCAACCCGTAAGTAGGTTACTGAACTTGCTTGTAAACGGCTGACAATCCACGGGCATTTCAAAAGCCCATGTTTTATTTACCCTGTTGTCTGCCGCCGCACTAACGGCCAAACTAAACTGCGCCACTACGTCTTGCATAAGCAAAAACGTTTCGGTGTACACGTCTACTAGCGTGTCGGTCTGCTCTTCAATTACTAGGTCTGCTACTATGACTTCATACCTGTACTGCACATATCCGCTGTTAATCTGTGCGCCGCTACAATTGGCATACAACAAAGGGTATTTGTCAACACCTATTTGTTCAATGTCTAGTTCCTGCGTGCTGTTGGTGTGAAACGCCTGTAGAATTTCGTGTGCGTCTACAATCGTGCGAAACGTCAGGTCAATGTCTTTAAGCGTTTCCATTGATTTTTATGCTTTCAGTTAGCTGTAGGTCGATTTCGTAGGCAAGGAAAGTAAACGCCTCAGTAATCAATATACGGCTGACCGCATCCAGTTGTAGTAAGTCCCCGTTAGCCAAGCGGTACATTACTCTGTACCATCCCCATTTATCCCTAAACTCCCGTTTGCCCTCTGATTGTTCCACACTTGTGAATAGAACGGCATATCTATCGCAAAGGTTTCTGCGGTATTCCAAAAAAAAAGCATCGCACCTACGGCCAACGTCATAGGCATTTCACGCATTAACGCCACCCTATCTTCATCAATTGTGTAGTCCTCAATTTTGTAGTGGCCTTTGATATGTTCAATGACGGGTCGATACATGATAGCTAACGCCCTGTCTAGGTTTTGCCATAGGTCGCCCTTCGTGCAGTGCATTTCAAGGTCTACATATTCACCAAAGGTTAGTTTAGCCCAATTCGGTATAAACCCGTATTGGTTGCCTTCAACCTCAAATATCTGTACCAACTCGTAATGTTCCTTTGGTTCTTCCTCTACCCACTTTAGGCGCTGCACAATGTCGTTATAGCTTGCGTTGGTCAGGTAATCTACCTCTAATTCATTCAAATCGCAGAACGCTGTAATCGCTACAACGGCCTTCTCTTTGTCCGTGCGTGCGTGTTCAATGCTCTTTGTGTAGTGTTGGTACTGACCAATAGTAATGTCCTCCCAACTTTCGGGTATCTTAATTTTCTTGTTCATGCTATGACGTAATGGCCTGTGCGGTTGGCTAGTTTATTTAGGCACACGTAACGCGTTGCGTCTACGGCGTGGTTATACAAATCTACTGGTTGTCCCATCAACCTGCCGTCTTTATCGGACTTCCATTTGTAGTTGCGAAACTCTTTGTTGACGTTGACACTATCGGCCTTGACGTACAACTTGCGGCGGCGCATAATATCAATGCCCGCCCGTACTGAGTCTGCACCTTTCTTTGCGGGCTTGACATTGAACCCTTCGCGTCGTAACTCCTCAATGCTTTTTGGTTCGGCGCTGTCGGCAATTACTTCGTCACTGCGCGTTATGCCTACGTCGCGCATATAATGGGCTAAGTCTTGGTTGGTCATACCCGTTTCATACATGACCTCTTCTATATAAATGTCGCCCTGCCTATCGCCTAGAATGTAAACTGCAACAAGTGCCGTCGGGTCAGTAGCGTACCCCCAATCCAAACCATAGGCCAATAGCTTTGCCTGTTCAGGTCTATCCTTGTACGTGTGTGTTACAAAAACATTGTCACGGCTGACGCCCTTCTGACCCAACCCAAACACACGCCAGTAGTTTTCGTCTGTGTCTTTGAGGCGTTCAATTTCCGCAATGGTCTGTGCATTCAGAAACGGGTTGTCTTTGTATGTGCTAATAAAAAAGTTGGCGTCGTCCCTAGGTATCAATTCGTCGTATATGTACGAATACTCCATCGACGGGTTAAAGTCACAAATGAACTTCTCTGTTGTACGCATAAGCAACTGGTACGTTTCGTCCCGCGACAACTCGTTTATTTCGTTGACGTAACAAATTTGTCTTTTGCGTCCTCGTATTCTGTCGGGTGTGTCTACGCTAATAAACTCCCACATATTGCCAAACAAGTAATACGTCTGCTCGGTTTTGTTGTGGTTCTTCTCAGTGTACCAACCCTGACTTGTTAGCACCTCCACAAAGTCACGCAGCACTGACCCGCGCAAACTAGGAAACGTCTTGCGTACTACGCTAATTGTCCAACCTGCATTCGGGTTGGCCGCGCACCACTCAGCCAATACCTGCACACAACTAAACGTCTTGCCACTACGACTGCCGCCTTGGTGTATAGATAGGCGTTTCTTGCAACTCTTTAAGTCGTAGTATGTCTTGGGCTGCGTCACTCTTCCTTGCCCAAATTGCTTTCTTTTTGGTCTGTGCGTTCTAGCACTTCGTCAAACCATGTCGGCGTTGTTGGCTCTACGTCCATGCTTACTTGCAATTCTTGTTGCTTGGGCATAAAGTATGGCATCAACCCGCCAAGTGCTTTTAGGTACTTCTCGCTTGACTCGGTACGCAACGCGTCTAGGGCGTCCTCGATATGCTTGACCTCGCCGTTCATAATAGACACGAACAACGCCCGCGCTTCGCTGCTCACTTTATCCTGCGCCCCCTTTGGTCTACCCTTTGGGTTGCCGCTTTGTCCTTTCTTGAATGGCATTGTTTCTAGTTGTTGTTTACAATACGCTACCTAGCGTGTAACGTGCCACACTTGTCTTACCTCCCCACCTGTTAGGTACGTCTACCATAGTCATAGGTACGTCGTAACCTTCTCTTCGTAATGTGTGAATGGTTGCAGATAGTCGTGTGTTGCCAAGGTCTTGAATGGCTTGCAGACTGGTTATGCTTTTGTGGTTCTGTAGGTACTCCAACAAACGCGTTTTGTGTGTTTCCTTTTTCATTCTTCTAACTTGTTTTTATAGTGTTGTATGATTCTCTCTGTTTCGTTTTTGTAAAAGTCTTTGAAGTTTCCGCGTTCTTCCATCTTCCAAAACTTGAACAAGACATTG